TTTCTTCCCCACAATTTACTATGGCTGTTAGTGGTATATTGCGTAAGATGATGGCCACAGGGCCTGGTACTGGTGTAGTTGAAATATCACAATTAGATGATGTTGATACTACTAATACAAGTTCTACTTACCAATTCTTGGCGTGGGATACTTCGGTAAAGAAGTTTGTTGCGGCAGAAGGAACAACACCTGTTGGCGATATCACAGGAGTTATAGCTGGTACAGGTTTAACTGGTGGTGGCAATCAAGGTGAGGTAACAATTAATTTAGATACTGTTTCGGTTGCTTTAGGTGGTACAGGAATTACTGCGGCGGCTAAAGGTTCTGTTTTGATTGCAAATGCTGTTGATACCTTTAGTGCATTGTCGGGTAGTACGGATGGAGATGTACTTACTTATAGTTCCGGAACAGATACAATATCTTGGTCTAGTAGTGTAGATGGAGGCACATATTAATTATGACTGCTATTAAAATAAAAAGGTCCGAGGCCCCAGGTGCGGTTCCTAATATCCAACAACTCCAAGTGGGTGAAGTGGCTCTTAATACGGTTGACCAAAAAATATATGTAAGAAATAGCGAAGATCAGATTGTGGTGGTGGCAACTAAAGGACAAACAGCCGACGAAGTTACGGCAAAGGCTGCCGTAATGGCGATAGCATTAGGATAAAGATATGGCAATACCAGCAACAAAAGCACAATTTGGAGATTGGTGTAAAAGAAAATTAGGGTATCCCGTTATAGACATAAACGTGGATGCAGATCAGGTAGATGATCGTGTAGATGAGGCTATCCAATATTACCAGATATTTATGGAAGGTGGTAATAGACGTATGTATTTAAAACATAAGATTACTCAGGCTGATAAAGATAGAGGTAAAGTTAATAGTAGTGAAACGGTAACAGAAACTATAAATCAGCCAGCGAGTACATTGAGTGGTGCAGTATTAGAGAATGGAACATCTGTAACTCTAGCTGATGCTTCACAATTTCCTAAAAGTGGTACAATAGTAATTTCAGCAGATGCCACACCTAATGCCGCAGAAACAGTGGCGTATTCAGCCAAGAGTACTAATACTTTAACTACATCAGCCTTGGCTAATGATCATGCTGATGAAGCTGTGGTAACTTTGAGTGTATCTAATAAATGGGAAATAGCACAGAATTATTTAATAATGCCTGATGGTATAGAATCTGTATTAAGAATATTACCTTTTGATAATCGTGGTACTTTGAATATGTTTGATATCAGATATCAGTTAAGACTGAATGATCTCTATGATTTTTCAGACATTTCTGTTATATACTACCAACAGGTATTATGGCAATTAGATTTACTTGATATGATTTTGGTGGGTGAAAAACCTATTGAGTTTAATGTGAATCAAGATAGAGTCTATATTAATATGGATTGGGATAATGATATAAGTGTTAACGATTATATTGTTTTTGAAGTTTATCGGAAGATTAACCCATCTGAATATACACAAGCCTATAATGATTTCTGGTTAAAGAGATATGCAACTGCTCTTATAAAGAAACAGTGGGGAGAGAACCTTATTAAATTTCAAGGGGTAACTATGTTAGGGGGAGTCACTATGAATGGTGAAACTATCTATAACGAAGCCAAAGAAGAAATTGCAACTCTAGAAGAACAGGGTAGATTGACGTTTGAAACTCCTGTTGATTTTGATATTGGGTAATTGAATGAGTACTAATGTATATTTTTCTAGAGGGACTCCTAATGAGCAACACCTCTACGAAGATTTAGCCATTGAAGCCATCCAGATATTCGGCCACGATGTGTTCTATATCCCACGGACTCTCGTAAATAAAGACGAGCTGTTTGGTGAAGATGCATTGTCACGATTTGATGATGCATATGGTATAGAGATGTGGATGGAAACTCAAGAAGGTTATGAGGGAGAGAAAGAATTAATTTCTAGATTTGGTTTAGAGATTAGAGATGAAACGACTTTTGTTGTTTCTCGTAGGCGGTGGGATAATACTGTAAGTAGTGATGCAAATCTTATAGTATCTACTAGGCCTGATGAAGGCGATTTAATATATATGCCTACAGTTAAGAAACTGTTTGAAATCAGTTTTGTGGATCACGATGATCCGTTTTATCAGGTAAATAATCTGCCTGTATATAAATTATATTGTAAAACCTTTGAGTACTCCAGTGAAGTACTCGACACAGGCATTTATGCCATTGATGATATTGAAACTAAGAGAAGTACGGATTCACTTAATTATGAATTCTCTCTTGAAAATCAAGTTGCATTTAATGAAAGAATTGGTCAAGAGTGGGGTACGATATACGATCAGAGTCCTTCACCAGGACCACCGTGGCCACCCACAGAGTCTGATATTATTCTTGAGAGTTCAACAGTTGACAACACCTATTATTTCCTCGCTGAAACAACAGAAGCTGGATTGTCAATTCTTACAGAAGATTCGGATGCTTACTATTCATTCTTTATCATCAACGAGGATTATAAATTATCCACAATAGACACACAATCGGAGAACGAATGGTTTGAAGATAGGGCAACAGGTAAGATTGGTGAGGCCGTCCTAGACTTTACAGAAAGTAACCCATTTGGTGATCCTACGGAGAGTATTTAATGTTAGGTACATATTTTTATAACGAATCATTAAGAAAAACTATCATTGCATTTGGTAGTTTGTTTAATGATATCTATATTACAAGACGTAATAGTGCAGGAACCGAAGTACAATCTATGAAAGTTCCTTTAGCCTATGGGCCAAAACAAAAGTTTATGGTACGCCTAGATGCTGATCCTAATTTGGATCAAAAGGTAGCAATTACACTACCTAGAATTGGTTTTGAAATTGCGGGACTTGACTATGATTCTGGTAGAAAATTAAATAGGATTATTAAACGAAAGAAAGTTTCGCCTGATGCAGATAAAAAATTAAAGCAGATGAGTACACAGCATTCACCTGTACCATATAATTTAAATTTTGAATTGTTTGTTATGACCAAGAATTCAGATGATGGTATTCAGATTGTTGAACAGATACTACCATTTTTTCAACCAGAATATACAGTTACTATTAAAGAAGTTCCTGAAATGGATGTAGTACGAGATGTACCTATTGTATTGAATAGTATTGGTTATGAAGATACTTACGCAGGTAGTTTTACAGAACGTAGAGCGATTATCTATACGTTTAATTTTGTAGCCAAGGCTTATGTATATGGTCCAGTTACTACATCGAAGCCGATTACAAAGGCAGAAGTTACTGCATATGCTAACTTGGAAGATAAGGCACCACCTAGAGTTGCGAAGGTTACTTTGGAAGCCTCTAGTGCGCCAGATGCAGATGATAACTTTGGATTTAATGAAACTATAAGTGAGTGGATGGAGAGTTAATGAAAAAAATTGATGAGAGAATAAGTGACGCTCTTGGTTTAACAGAGACTATTAAAGAAGAAATTTTAAGTCCAAAACCTCTTGTATCAAGGCCTAACGATACTTTAGATCATGCTGATGCAGACTATAAGTATAGTCGTGAAAACTTCTACAGCCTCGTTGAGCGAGGGCAGGACGCAATAGATGGTATACTTGAGGTGGCTAAAGAAGGTGAACATCCTAGAGCATACGAAGTAGTTGGTCAGTTGATTAAAAACGTAGCTGAAGTCACAGAAAAGCTGGCTGACTTACACGAGAAGATGAAGAAACTTAAAGAAGTTCCTGATCATGCTCCCAAAAGTGTTACTAATGCATTGTTTATTGGTTCTACAAAAGAATTACAAAACCTTTTAAAAGATAAAAGTAATGGATCTACGAACAAATTACAAAGGTAATCCAAATCTAAAGCCGGCTGCTATTGAGCATGCTTATAGTAAAGATGAAGTAAAGGAATTTATAAAGTGTCATAAAAATCCTGCATACTTTATAGAAAACTATGTAAACATTGTCAGTATTGATGAAGGTTTAATCCCGTTTAAATTATACGATTTTCAAAAGGAAATGGTAGGGACTTTTCATAGCAATCGTTTTACTATCTGTAAACTGCCTAGGCAGTCAGGTAAATCAACTACTATTATATCATATCTTATTCACTATGTCATTTTTAATGAGGCAGTGAATGTAGCTATTCTTGCTAACAAAGCCGCAACGGCTAGAGATTTGTTAGGGAGATTTCAACTTGCATACGAGCATCTACCAGAATGGATGCAACAGGGGGTAATGAATTGGAACAAGGGTTCCTTGGAGTTAGAAAATGGTTCTAAAATTATTGCAGCGAGTACCTCCGCATCTGCGGTTCGTGGTGGTTCTTATAATATTATATTTCTTGACGAGTTTGCTTTCATTCCTTCCAATATAGCCGAACAGTTTTTTAGTTCTGTGTATCCTACGATTACTGCTGGTCAGACATCAAAGGTAATTATAGTATCTACGCCACATGGTATGAATATGTTTTACAAGATGTGGATGGATGCTGTAAATGATAAGAGTGAATTTATACCAATAGAAGTACATTGGAGAGAAGTGCCTGGTAGAGATGATGCATGGAAAGAACAGACAGTAAAAAATACAAGTGAACAGCAGTTTCTCCAAGAGTTTGAATGTTCATTTCTTGGTTCTATTAACACTCTTATTTCACCCACAAAAATTCAAGAGATACCTTATGCAGACCCCATAGAATCTAATGCTGGTTTTGATGTACATGAAAAACCTCAAAAAGATGCTATGTATTGTATATGTGTAGATGTTGCTCGGGGTGGGTCTAATGATTATTCTGCTTTTACAGTAATTGATATTTCAACTGTACCGTATAGACTGGTTGCAAAGTATAAAAACAATGAAATTAGACCTATGGTATTTCCTGAAATCATTTATAATATAGCTAAGGCTTATAACGAGGCTTATATTTTAGTAGAGATTAATGATATAGGTGGACAGATTGCTGATGCCCTTCATTATGATTTAGAATATGAAAATATTATAATGAGTCAGATGCGTGGTCGATCTGGTCAAGTAATAGGTAGTGGGTTTGGTGATGGTAAAAGTGATTTGGGAATTAGAACTACTAAGGCTGTGAAGAAAATAGGCTGTTCTAACCTTAAAACTTTAATAGAATCTGATAAGTTAATTGTAGAAGATTTTGATGTGATAGTAGAGATGTCTAATTTTATTCAGAAAGGTTCATCATATGAAGCTGATGAAGGAGCTTCTGATGATTTAATAATGTGTCTTGTATTTTTTGCATGGTTGGCTAACCAACCTTACTTTAAAGAATTGACTGATGAAGATGTACGACATCGCTTGTTTGAAAGTCAACAGAAAGCTATAGAACAAGATATGTCACCGTTTGGTTTCATAGATGATGGGGTAAGTTATACAGAGACAACCCCCTTTACAGATGTAGATGGAGATTATTGGGTACCCACTGATGCACCAGACTTCTTTGACGAAGAACGATATTAAAGAATACTCTATTACTTGGGGTGGGTTAGCTCTTATAGAATTTCTTGTAACTGAGCGTAATAATATAGGAACAAAATTTAAAACTTGTTTAGATATTGGTTCTGGTGAAGGTGTACACACAGCCATATTACATCACGCTGGTCTTGAGGTTTTTCAAGTAGACAAATATTCAAATGCAGCCGAGTATAAAGTAGATTTTATAGAACATGAATTTGATAGAAAATTTGATGTAATCTTTTGTTCTCATGTTATAGAACATCAAAGAAATGTTGGTTTATTTTTAGATAGAATTTTTGATGTACTCAGTGATGATGGTGTATTGATTATTAGTGCTCCAAAAGAATCACATAATTTAATAGAAGGTCATTTAAATAGTTTCATATTTCCGTTATTTTTACAACAATTGATACACGCTGGTTTTGATTGTAAGGATGGAAAATTTTTAAGTACTATAGAGAATTCTTTTATTGTATCTAAGGCGGATAATTTTGATATGATTGAAAGATTAGAAAATGGATATCAATGGACAGATAAACATCAGAATAGAAGCCCCATTGAATTAAAGACTTCCTCGGTTGATATGTTATTTCATAATTGTCAACATATTCAACCTAACCTTACTTTAAAATTACCTAAGAATTATTGGTCGTATGGTATGATTATAAACATGGAAAGGTGGAATTTAAAATTCTATACCTAAAGATAAATCGTAACTTGCTTTAATTGCACAGTTCCAACATCTGATATCGCATTCACCTATAAGTCTGTTAATTTCTTCTTGGACTTTGTGTTTTTTGCCATGTCTTAAATTAAGACTTCTAATCTTTCGGTGGTGTGGATAAAACATTAAAGCTACTTGCTCACTCTCCCCACAGTATTGACAACTCTTATTAACAAATCTATGAAGGAGAGAATTTCTCCTTCCATTACGTCCATCTTTTTTGGGTTCTACTAACATGATTGTACATCTCCTTTCTATATTTATTTATATATAATGCACACCTATGTTAGTTAAAGAATTAGTATTTTATAAATAATCTAAGAAAGAATTGAAAAAATTTATATTATACTGAATAAAGTTAATGCAAAGGGAGACTGTCCTGGGAGCATTAAAAACCTTTAGGGGAGAAATAAAATGGCTGATTTAGTTTCGCCGGGTGTACAAGTAAAAGAAAAAGATTTAACCGCTTCTGTAAGAAGTGAACCAACTAGTATTGGTGCTACTGCTATTACTGCGACATGGGGTCCGATGAATGAAGTCATTACTATTAATGACGAAACCCAATTAGTAGATATTTTTGGTAAGCCTGATGATCTTAACTATGAGTATTGGTTTACTGCTGCTAACTTTTTGGCTTACACAAACACTCTAAGAATAGTAAGAATGGAACAGACAGGTTCTTTGAACTCTGGTGTTGCAGGAACTTTTGTTTTAATTCCAAATACTACATCATGGTTGACAGGTGATGGTACAAATGGACCATTTAGTGATGGTACAGGCGCCTGCGGTATAGTAGCCGCACGATATGCTGGTGTTAGAGGAAACAGTCTTAAAGTTTCCTTTTGTTGGGATGCTGCTGGTTATTATGGTGCTGCAGCAACAACTATTGCCGTAGCTGAAGCAGCTGGCCAGACCATAGTTACTGTTGTTAGTGGTGCTGCCTTAAACGTTGGTGACATTTTTGACTTGGGTGCTACTACAGGTAATGTAACAAATGTTGCTGTGGAAGTGGCAGAGAAAGGTCAGAAGTATAAAGTACTGGCTATAGCCACTAACGATATTACCATAGAAAGATATCCAGCATCTAATGCAGCAGGTTTGAAAACTGTTGTTGCTGGTAATACCAATGCTGTAGATGTAAATAGATACTGGGAATATTTTGATCAGTTTGATGCGGCTCCAGCCACAACAACTTGGTTGAGTGATATTCAAAAGACTAGAGTTACAGGTAATGGCGAGGATGAACTTCATGCTATCGTAGTCGATGCTGATGGTTTATTGACAGGTACGGCAAACACAATACTTGAGAAGTTTGAGAGTGTGTCAAAATTGAAAGGAGCTGTGACTGATAGTGGTGATAATAACTATTATCTTGATGTTTTGTATTTGACATCTGAATGGATTTATTGGATGGATTTTCCAGCTGGTGCAACTAACTGGGGTACAGAAGCTACTGCTACTGTAACCTGTGCCACCGCTACAACGAGTCCTGAATTTGCTACATTAACAGGTGGTGCGCCTGCTACAACTATTGCGCCCACAGATGGCCAACGCTCAGATGCATTTGATCGTTTTGAAGATCCGGATACAGTAGATTTTAATTTACTGATGACTGGTCCTGCTTCTGTTGATAGTGCAACTTCAACAACATTACCTATCAATAATATTGATATAGTTGAAAAACGTAAAGACTCTGTAGTGTTCATTTCACCATATAAAAATGCTGTTGTTAATGTGGTAAATG